CATAAAAAACGATGGTGGCGGAAATTATGGTGGTTCCATCAAGAATCCTGAATCCCTGAAAAATATTCAGGATCGAGAATTGCAACGGGAAATCCAGCAGGGAATTTCAAAGTACGAAAGCCGTCTGGGAATTGGTACCAGAGATATAATGCTGGCAGAACTCAGCGGGGCCTATGGAGTGCACGTTACAATTGACGGCAAGTCTGGAGGTATTTATCTTGATAAAAAGACCTTCAAAAACGGAACGGTAAAAAAAGTTACCACCACCAAGAAAGCGGCCTATAAATCAAAATTCATCACCCAAACAAACAAGCCGGTGCAGCACACTATTGTGCATGAGTTAGGCCACGCTACATGGAATTCGCATTTCACTTCAAAGAATGCCATCAATGCGAGCAAGAGCATTCGCACGATGTATGCTAAATTTAAGAAGGAAAAACCGAAAGGTTACGGGAAGTACGCTTACTCAAACGTAAACGAGTTCTGGGCAGAAACCACAACCAAGGCGGTTTTGGGAAGCAGCGACAAATACACTACCTTCGTTAAGAAGACTATCAAAAAATATAAATTATAAAACCCCTCAACAATGAAAGATTTAGAATTCACACAACAGCATTATGATCAAATGGTGATCAATGATGAAGATTACAAAGAGCAAACTTTCGAACAACTGCAAGAAAGTATTTCCAAAGGAGCAGAGCTTGTAGCAGAAAATAAAGGCTTCGCCAACATCGATACCAAACTGAATGAAACGGAATTCGCGCACGTTGGAGCCTTCATTGACTTCCGACTTGCAAAGCAGGATCTGGGCGAGTACGTGGAAGAGATTAATTCGTAATCATTATGAAAACTATTTACAAGTTCCCGCTAAATATGAATGAAAAGTTTAACAAACTTGAAATGCCAAATGGTGCTGAAATTCTAACGATGCAATTACAGTACGGAATACCGTGCATTTGGGCTGTGGTAGATACTAAACAACCAAAGGTAAGAAGAACATTCATGCAAGTCGGTACCGGTGAAGAAATGCACCCAAATGTCGAACATTCCTTTATTGGAACTTATCAGATACAAACGTTGGTATTTCATCTTTTTGAAATCCCTACTAGTCCAAATACATAAGAAGAAGCAGAGGAATTTCTAAAGATCTTCCGCGGCCGGTGGAAACCCGGCACTTGCACCTTTAGCTCAGATGGTAGAGCGGTGGACTCCAAATCCACGTCGTCGGAGGTTCGAATCCTTCAGGGTGTGCAAAATGGCAAAGAAGGCAATAGAAAAAACGAAACCGAACAACCGTCCGAAATCTGTAAAAAGAAATCAGACGGTTATTATCCGTTGGGAATTGCTGGAAAACTTTATAAAAGCTGGGTACAATGGAAAGGAAATCGCCGCGAAATTCGGGGTTAGCTATGATATCCTATCACGAAGATGCAAGAAGGAAAATGGATATCTACTTTCTGAATATATAAAAAATTCCCCTGAAAGAATCATTGAGCAATTCAATCAGCCTGAAAACGTGGGAAGTAAGTTCACTACATGGGATAGAATAGACAAAATGCTGGAGGCAGGATGTCTGGGCGTAGAAATAGCCGCTTCATTCGGAATGAGCAAAGAATACTTCTATAAGTTGATGAAAATCAAGTATAGAGAGAATTTTAATGATACCCGAAATGAGAAGAAATACAAAGGCGACGCTCAATTGAGAATCCGTCAATATGATCTGGCAATGAAGGGAGACAGACAGATGCTGACAATACTAGGCAAGGATCGACTGAGCCAGGTAGAGAAACAGGAAATCAATATGAACGTCAAAGCAAGGGTGTTGAAACCTGATGAAATAAAAGACTTTTTGAAAGGACTTGACGAAGAATATTAAAATTCACACCTATGAAACCAATAGATTTTCCAGAAGTAAATGTAATTTACGCGAAAGACCAACCTGAATACAATCCGTTGCCTGTTTTCAAAGATAATAAGGGCACAGTAGTTTCTTGTTGGGAGTTTACCGATGAAGAAATCGAGCAGATTAAAATGAATAAATGCTTGTGGCTTTCTGTAATGACTTTTAATCAGCCTTTACAACCGCTTTTTATGACAGCTGACAAATCAGAATTGTTTACGGAAGCAAAGAAAGAAGATTCAGATTTATAGAATGACTGCAACGACTGAAATACGCGACATTGATGTTACAAAAACGTGGGTGCTTCAATCCACGCTCAATTTTACGCGCTATTTCTTCAAAAAAAACTTCGGAAAAAAGTTTATTGTCGGTGATCACCATATAAAGATTTGCAATGCTTTGGACCGCGTTATCCGCGGAGAATGCAAGCGCTTAATTATTAACGTATCACCGCGGTACGGCAAAACAGAAACAGCGGTAAAAGGCTTTATTGCATACGGACTTGCTCTTAATCCAGCGTCGAAATTCATTCACCTATCCTATTCCGCCGATCTGGCAATGGATAACAGCCGGGAAGTGCAAGACACCGTTACTTCCGAAGCGTTTCAGGAATTGTTTGATCTGGAATTGGATGGCAATTCAAAAAAGAAATGGCACACCACAGCCGGAGGCGGAATGTACGCTATATCTTCTGGCGGTCAGGTAACCGGGTTTGGTGCTGGCGCCGTTGATTATAATGATCAAATTGACTTGTCAGAAGTTGACAACTTTATTCCCTATTTTCATTCAGAATTTGCCGGTGCAATCGTAATCGATGATCCGATAAAACCCGATGACGCACAATCAGACACCAAACGGGACGCGGTAAACCAAAAATTTGATACTACCATCCGAAACCGGGTAAACAGCCGGAATACGCCGATAATTATCATAATGCAGCGGCTGCACATTGATGACCTTTGTGGCTATCTGGATAAACTCGAGGGCGATGAGTGGACGGTCTTGGAATTACCCTGCCTTACCACCGATCCGGAGACCGGTGAGGAAAAAGCATTATGGCCGCACAAACACACGGTAGAGGAATTGTACGATATGCGCCTCAAAAATCCTTTCGTATTTGAAACACAATATCAGCAGAATCCGAAGCCGAAAGAGGGATTAATGTACGACAGGCCTTTTAGAACTTATCCCTACCCTACTATTCCGTATACGCTCAATAATATCAAAAAAAATTATACCGATTCCGCAGATACTGGATCGGATTATCTTTGCTCCATCTGCTATACAGAAACTGATTTAGGCAACTTTGTAGAGGATATTTTATTTACGACCAAACCTATGGAGTACACCGAGCCGAAACTGGCTGAAATGCTCGCAAAACATCAGACTTATACGTGTAATGTCGAATCAAACAACGGCGGCCGAACGTTCGGCCGAAATGTAGAGCAGCAAACCCGGATAATCGGAAACCATACCACGGAATTTGAGTTTTTCATGCAGTCTGAAAACAAAGAGGTCAGAATCTTCACCAAATCAAATGAAGTGATGAATATGACTTTTTTCCCGGACGGCTGGGAAAAACGATGGCCGGAGTTTTACCAGCACGTTACAACTTACATGAAGAACGGAAAAAATAAACATGACGATGGCCCCGATGTACTTACCGGAATGTACGAAAAGCGAAACCAGCAGGGTGAAGATGCCAGCGACTATTTTTAGGCAACACTAATTTATCATAAAAACCAATGACAGCAGAGCAATTAAAAGAAATTACGGCGCAATTTTCGGGAACGGAAATTGAAAGCGCCATTGATTCCCTCAAGAAAAGCAGAACAGAGGATTTGCCCGATGTTGAAACTATAAAAAAAGAATTAGATCCGAATAAGCATCAGATCTTTGATACGACTTACAGACCTGATAAAAAGGTAAAAGCCGATGACGGCGAGACAGCCGATGCCGGAGTAAAAACGGTAACAACGGCAACCGGAACCAAGCAGATAAATATGAAGACGGTAAAAGTCTCCCGTCTGGCCGTCTCTTATCAGCAGATCATTGTAAACCGTGCGGCCGCTTTTCTTTTTGGCTTCCCGGTAGAGTATGACAGCGATACCGAAATTCCCGGAGAGCAAGAGGTCTTAACCGCGCTAAAACGTGTTATCCACGATAACAAAATGGAATTTAAAGACCGTGAAATCGCTAAAGAAGGATTGGCTTTTGAAGAAGTGGCTGAGTTCTGGTACCCGCAGGAAATGCCGGAAACGCATACTACTTATGGTTTTGATACAAAATTTAAATTAAGGGTCATGATCTTCAAACCATCGGAGAATGAAAAGCTTTATCCTACCTTTGACGAATACGGCGATCTTATTGCCTTTTCACGAGCTTACACCCGGAAGGTTGATGATAAGAACGTTGATTATTTTGAGACCTACACCGCTGAGTTTACCTACCGTCTGGAAAATGTGGAAGGCTGGAAAGTATCAGAAGGCTATCCAAAACCTAACCCTATAAAAAAACTGGGGATTGCGTACACAGGTAAAGGCGTTAAAGCTTATTATCAGGCTCAGAATATTATCGAATCTGACGAAGATTTACGATCCAACTTTTCCGATATTAATAAATACCATGCCGCACCAACTTTGTTTTTTAAAGGAAAAATGCAAGGTTATGCCCAAAAAGGCGAAGCCGGAAAAATCATTACCGGCGACAAAGAAACAGAGGCTAAATACCTCGAATGGAAAGCCGCTTGTGAGTCTATTTCATTAGAGCATAGCATGAACCGGGAAGATATATTTTCGCTTACCCAAACGCCGGATATATCGTTTAACAACATCAAAAATATTGGCAATCTGGGAGTAGGCGCTCAAAAAATGCTATTTATGGATGCACATCTTAAAGTAATGGACAATATGGAGGTTTATGGGCCATACTTACAGCGTAGGATTAATATCATAAAGGCATATCTGGGAGTTTTCAACACAGGAATGGCGAAAGATGCTGCTAACGTAATTATAAAGCCGGTAGTAACGCCGTACATTTTAGGAGACGACAAAGAGACCGCTGATATATTATCTATTGCCACGAACGGTGGATTTATGTCCAAGAAAACAGCAACTGAGAAAATGGGCTGGGTACAAGATGCAGATAAAGAATTTGAGCAGATCCAAGCCGAAGAGCGTGCCGCAAGTATAATCGATAATTTTCCACCAGCTGTATAAAAATTAAGTTATGCCAATAAAAGCAGATTTTAATATTGATGATATTTTCAATGCAGATCAATTCATCCAAAATGTTGAGCAGACTTTGTTTGAATGTCTTGAACGTACTTTGATAGAAATCCAATCCCAGGCGAAAATGAAAGTTAATGCTAATGAAAAAGTTTATAAGGATCGAACGAATGTACTTAACTCTTCCATTGGTTGGGTATTGTACAAAGATGGCGAGTTCTTGCAATCCAACTTTGAGCAGTCCGGAACCGGAAACCAAGGGAATGGAAACGACGGTGTCACCAAGGGTCTATCCATTGCGAAAGATGAAGCCGGTAAATATAGCAAAGGATACGTGGCCGTATTGGTCGCTGGTGCCGAATATGCCGTTTATGTCGAATCAAAAGGGTACGATGTGTTAACGGGCAGCTGGCTGGAATTTGATAACATTTTTCAGAAAAATGCCCAAATTCTTAAAGAAGCAACAGGTATTAATTTTACAAAAAATAAATAACAATGAGAACCGTATGATGCGAAAGATGCGATTAAGGAACAAACGGGTATTGATTTAAATTTAATTTGATATGGGAAAATCATCAGGCGGTATTAGAAATACAAGGCCGAAAAAAGAGCGAGTATCTGACAGTAATATAAAAACAAAGGAGTTTTTAGGAGAAAATAGAGAGTCGATAATTTCAGCTATCAAATGGTTTTATAAAATTTATGATAAAGGTTCCATAAAAAATAAAATGTCTGAATTTCTTATTTATGCGCAAAAAAATATTGATGTAGAAAAGTTTAGAAACGCAAAAAACACGAAGACACTTTTAAGAAATGAAGTTGAAAAAATGAGATTTACTTTCACTCCGGAACAAATAGCCGCATCAAAGAAAAAGAGGGAGGAAAAATTAGCAATAGAAGAAGAGCGAAATTTAAGAATGTATGGCACGAAAAAACCAAAACTTGCGGATTTAATGGCATACAGCGCAGCAAAAGAAGAAGCAAAGGGTAATGTATGGAACCCTTTGCTTAAGGCTTGGGTTAAAAGAAGGTATTAATTCTTAGGCATATTTTTAGGTCTTCGTCCGAGTTCGGTCATTGCTTTTTCAAAATCTAAATTGTTTTTTGAGTCGCTATTACGATCCTCTAAAAACAAGTTAAGCTCCACCGACTTACATAATCTCAAAAAATTCTCTAATGATGGCATCGTTTTATGAGAAAAATAAGCGGATATTTGATTTTCTTTAAGTCCTGAAAGTTGCGCCAAACGATAGTTTGTAATTTCCTTCTCCTTAGCAATTTCTTCAATGATTCCAATTAGGTAGTGAGCATTATTTTCCATATTTTTGTGAGGAATTTTAAATTTATTTTTAATATTTCAAATCGTAAGAAAGTCCTGCTTAAAGCAGGATTTTCATTATTTATAAATGATTTGTTCCAATTGGCGCATTTCTTTGCATCAATGATCTAACCCTTTGGCGTTGTCCCTCGCCGGAGGGATGGGCTATTTTATTGTTCACTCCATTACCGGCTGCTCTACAATTTTCTTTACGAAATTCACTTGCTCTTGTTGAATATCCATTTACCTCTAAAAAAGAGATAATAGATGATAGGATTTCTTCTTTATGTTTACAGATCAAAATGCAAGCTGCTTCCTGAATATATACAGGTGTTTTTACACCGGCGTGTAAACCTAGAGAAACACCAATCCATCCAGCTTGTTTCTCGTAAACTTTTCCATCTGTTGGATTCGTAGCTTTTACTTTTACACTTACCCCTTTTGCCTCACTTCTTGTTGCTGATGTGTACCAACAAATTTCGATGTTCTCTTCTTGAAAAATAATGTTTGTTTTCATTTTTTTTTTGAATTTTAAAATTATACTTTGTTTCAAATCGTTATACGAAATTATACATAAATATAATTAAGTAAAAATAATTAAGTATATTTAACAAAACTTTAACACTTGTCCAAAATATCTTAATATCAAATATATTGTTTAATTTTGTTGCTTACTATAAGCAATGCCTCGTAGATTATCCCCGGAAGAGCAGGCGCGAATCAAAAGGATTCAGGATCTGGAAAAGGATTTGAAAAAAATCCTACTCAATACTTTTTCGCTTTCATTCAACTTCCCCGAAGTGCAACGCGCTTTCCGGGATGCAAATGATTTGTTCTCATTTAGAAAAAACAAAACGCTTCTAAAAAAGCTGGTAAAAATTCTAAATGCCAATTACAAGAATTTCAATGCTACGATCATCAATAGCATTCAAAAAGAGTTTCAAATAACCAGTTACTATTTATGGAAAGGGTTAGAAAAAAAATATGTTAAGAATAAAGATCAGGTAAAAGCATTTGACACCATCCGAACTGATGCCACCAAATCCGCCAGATCTATTGTAGAGCAAGCCCGAGAATTTACCACACAAAAACGCGGCGGCCTTGATTTATCAAAACGCATTTGGAAGACTTTTGAGAACATTCCGAAAGAAATTGATGTAATTATACAGAACGCAATAAAAGAAGGGAAATCCGCAGATATAGCAGCGCGAGAACTACAAAAAAATCTATTGGAACCGGATCGTTTATACAGAAGGGTGACGAATGCTAAAACCGGAAAACTGGAATGGTCTAAAGCGGCGCAAGAATATCACCCCGGGCAAGGTGTTTATCGATCATCTTATAAAAATGCCATGAGATTGGCCCGGACAGAAATTACTCGCGCATCTCATACGGCGGAATGGAACGGCTACCAAAATAACCCGATGATTATTGGGTTCCGGATTGTCTTATCTGAGAATACCGAAAACCAATGTGAGGTTTGCAAACGTTTGGCCGGCGTATATCCAAAATGGTTTAAATGGACGGGATGGCACCCACAATGCCGCTGCCGAATGATTCCTATCATGTTGTCTGATAGTGATTGGAGTAATCTTCTTAAGTTACGGTTTGCCGGGAAAGAAAATGATTTTAAACCCAGTCAGGTGATTAATATGCCACAACCTTTTATTGACTACCTGCAAGAAAGCAGCGAACGGATCTCGAATGCTGCTACTCTTCCATATTGGTATGAGGATAATTTGGGAGTGCTGCAAGATAGTGGGTTAGTTTAGCTTTTCAATTTTAATAGTTCCCATAGTTCCTGACGGTAATGCCGGGGATGAATAAACATTTTGCCAATCTTTCTCTTTTGCAAAAGTATGTAAGATAGTACGGTAAATTTGGTAAGTATCTCCGATAAAATCAGTACAGTTGTAACTTTTTGAAGCGTTATCCGCAAGATCGGGGAGTAAGATGCGTTTTGCTAATTTAAGATACATTTCTGCATCATCCCTGCGCTGCATCTGCTCATCATGGTCTGGCAAATCTTTTACCATATTTGCAATAGTATTTTGCATTTCCCATTGTCCGGCCGCGAAACGGCAGACATCTTCCAGACATTGTGCTATTAGGGATAACTGCTCCTCGGATAGTGTGATTTGGTACATTGGTTTCATAGCTTTGTGTTATTTTTCACAGTATTTTGCTTTATAATAGCCATTATTTCAGAACTACTTTCAATCGCTTTAATTTTAACAAGTGTTTTCTTATATTTTATATTCCAATACCAACGGGTAAAAATGTTAGCGTGAACTACTTTGTCAGATAAATAAAGTATCTTGTCTTGTAATTTCAAGTAAGTATTTTGCACAATTAAATACAGTGCTTTTTCTGATGTTTCAGCAAATTTTTCACTGTTAATTATTGTACTATTAAAGGCTTCGCAAAGTTGTTTTGCGGTTTCTTCGGTCATTTCTGTTTTCATATCTCAATTTCTTTTTTAGTTAGGTCAAAGATAATGCTTTATTAAAAGGTTCAATTGAGTAATCACCACTTTCAAAAAGTATTACATTATAGCCAAACATTTCTCCAAAACTTTTTCTACACAATACATATTTTTGTCCGGATTCTCTCTCTTCCCTATCAATATCACTTAAATATGCTTCATATTCGCTAATATCTTTTTTTACTTGAGATTTCATTATTTTATAAATGTCAATTTCCATACCTTAAATTTTAAATTCAATTTCTTTACCTGTTAAGTCAAATATTATGTTTTGGAGCTGGTGGAGGTGTTCAATAACTAATTCGTCATTATAATCTCCCAATTTAACAACCCAACCTTTTGAAGGATAGCATTCAAAATCTCTATAGGAAATTCCACTTTTTAACTTATAGTAGAATTGTTCGTTAAATTCATCATTAGGATTGTATTTTTTGTCAAAATCACTACCCTCAAACCCTGCTTTCAAAATAATTTCTTCTGTGAGGGGGATAGGAGAAAAGCAGCGCACGCCTTCGTAAAAAGTTTCCCCGTTAAAAACACAATGAATATAATCTTTACCAACAGCGATAATTTCAACAATTCCTAATTCTGAATGATTTAGATAATTCCCTATTCTTAGTTCTTTTACGTTCATAATCCAAATTTAAACATTAATATTCATAAATTTTACCCCTTTCAAAATCTGATTTGCAAATTTTACACTGTATTTTCAGCCCTGATTTTCCCCAGATATTATTTCCACACTGGCAACTGTATTTAACCCTGTTCCCAGATCCTTTTTTAATCTTTTCTTTCTTTATCGGTTGCTCCAAAATTTTAAACCGAGATTCTTGCAACTTTTGAAACGCCTTAACAAACAGCCCGTCAACTTCTGGGTAATCGGCCATCCTTCGCCCAGTAGGCAATCCCCCGGGCGTTCCTGAATCTGAGCAGATAAGTCCTACATCTTTCATTATTCCTGAAAATTCTTTGTTGTGATACCCGCTCTTTCCCGGCTGCCCAAATTCATGCTGGTATAAGTGGCACATCTCGTGAACAATAGTTTGATGAAACTCAATATCATAAGGTTGGAAAAACTCGGGGTTAATACTAAGCTCATGGATCGGCTTTTCGTCTTTATTCTGCCATTTATTCGGTAGGAATTCGCCAGACATTCGGGAATCTCGATTAAAGGAAATAATAACATCGGGAAGTTTTCCTGCAAACAGTTTTTTGTTGTAAAATTTAAAAATAGTTTCGATATATTTGATTTGGCTCATTGCTATTTTTTAAAATTTCTGTTGAGTTCGGATGCGAGTATTTTGAAGTCTGAGAAAGTTCCCGATATTCCTAATTTACCTTTGTTTTGTTCAAATGTACGCTGTTTGTCTTCGCGGATTCTCAACAGCACACACATATCTATCATCGGGTTGGGATCGGTTTTGAATTTTCCGTTAAAAACATAATCGAAAACCATGTCCGGCACTTCATCTCGTACCGGAATTACCTTTCTTTTACCATCGTGAGAAACCTTAATATACCGAAAGCCGTTCTTATCCTTTTGAATGGAATAATCCCTCTCATTCCACTTGACAGTAGCTGCTTGACAGTATGCGGTAATGTAGCTAGGAAGGTTCATTTTTGGTAGGTTTTAAAGGGTTTTTGGTGGGGTTCGTATATTTGGGAGTTAGGCGAAATTGAGTGAGAACTTCGTATATGAACGGGTCGTTTCTTTTTTCAAAATACCTTTTGCAACTAGTTTTGATAGTATGTAATTTATTTTAGATGTTGTAATACCCTCGTGTTCATATTCTAGACGAAGCCACCAACTACATACGTAATCGTATTCATAGTCTGAACAATATTTTTTGAACCTTTTTAACCATAAAGATTCAACATCGCCTAACATAGCATTGGCATCATTGCCTTGAATTTTTATTAAACTTTTGTCCATAACTCAACTTTTTATTATTAATTAAACATTTGTTCTTTATTCAACATCGGCAACGAACGCCAATGCTTTTAACGTTATATGTAATGCTAATTATCACGTTCGTGAACTGATTTCCCTTTTAAATTTACCCCTAACATTTTATTTAATGGCTCAATAACATCTTGAGAAACTCCCATTAATTTTAATTTCAGATTACTATTTTCTTCTTTCAATTTTCGCTCGGTTTCGCAAGCTGAATTAATTACTTTATTTAATCCTTTGTTAATTACAATCTCATGTTCGTAATTTTGTTTTAAAAGTGAAATACTTTTTAAGATAGTCCATTTATGAAAGAATTTTGGAACTCTTTTATAGTACCACCAAAATAAAATATGGTTCATTTTTAATACTACCGCACTACATATAACATCGGTTTTGCGTAATGCCGAGTTAAGGTCTTTTTTTAAAGTTTTATCTTTATTCATTTTTTTGTATTTGTTAAGCCGTCTGAACGTTAGGCGATATTTAAAACAGCGTACCATTCAACCTTTCGTTTGTTATTTTAACAGCGTTTGCATTGACATCACAGCCAACAAAACGCCTATTTAATTCTTTACATACAACAGCAGTAGTTCCTGAACCTAAATAGAAATCAGCAACTAAATCGTTTTCATTTGTAACGCTTAAAATTAAACGCTTCAATAGTTCCTTTGGTTTTTGTGTTGGATAACCAACCCTTTCTTTATGTGCTTGTGGTAGTGTGTTTAAATTAATCCAGTCTTTTGGTGGAGAATAAGGGCTAACATAATACATTTTACCATTTTTTAAATTAGGTATCAATCCTGTTTCAGAAATATCTTTTGAAAACCTTTTTTGAGTAGATTTTGATATTTCAGTTTCTCTTATTAATTCCATATTGAAAGTATATTTTTTTGATTTTGTATAAAATAAAATAACATCGTGTTTTTGCGACCATTTATCTTTTGAAAAACCACTACTTCTATAACACCAACTTATTTCGTTTCTGAAATTATCATACCCAAAAATATCATCTAAAATTAATCTTAACCAATGGTTTATCCTTGTATCCATTTGCAAGTAAATACACCCATTTTCAGAAAGTAAACGATGCATTTCTTTTATTCGTGGTATGTAATGATTTTCTATTTCGCTTCTAATTGGTTTTAAGTCTTGGTATTCGCCAAAGTTTCTACCAGTTCCATAAAGAACATCGCAATAAATTAAATCAATACTATTACTTTCAATAGTTTGCATAAATTCAATGTTATTAGCGACTTCAATTCGTGGAGAAAAAACATCGCCTAACAGCGGTTTTGCGTCATTGCCTTGAATTTCTATTGAACTTTTGTGCATCATTTGTACTTTTTATTATTAATTAAACTTTTGTTCTTTATTGAGCAACGGCAACGAACGCAAAGCCGTGAACCGTTATGCACAAGGCTACTGCGGGACATCCCCAAACGCTTCAGAGCCTACTAATGGAGAAAGAGAGCCGTGCAGCTTTGACACATTGTTTTCATCTGACAAATACAAGTAAGCCAAAGCAACGGCGCAGCCAAAGGTGTTTCCACTATGCCCATCGGATAAACCTTCAACCATTTCAGTTTGCTCTTCCCAATTCAGGATTTTAAATTCCTGCACCTTTTCAGGTGTTTGGCAAGCATTGGCAATCTTTACGGCTTCCATGCAGCAGAAAAGTTCATAACTTTCAAATTCAACCCTGAAATCAGGATTGTTTGCTCTGAACCTGTCAATTCGTTTTTTAAAAGCATCAGGCAAGGCTTCATAATCAGCATCCATTTGAGCCTTGTTCTTTTCAAATCGTTCTTTCTTTTCACGTTCATTATTAGCAAGCCATTCCAATCTTTCTTGCTCCAATTCCTCATCAGTTTTCCAAAAGATACGGCTGCCGTTTAAGTCCATCCCTCTGATAGTTCCAAATGTGCCGCCTTTGGTGTGTACGGTAAGTTTATCACCAACTTTAGGGGTTACACCGTACTTCTTTTTTAAGCCGCAACACATTCCATCTTGTGAAATTTCAAACCAATCTTCGCTTTCCCGAACATCGGTTATCGTTCTTGTTTCTTGATAATTTTTAGTCATTGTTTACTGTTTTTGAAGTCGTTTATAATTTGCCGCCCTGTGCATAACATCGTATTGGCAAAAGCAGGGCAGACGAACAATTGCCAATCTTTATATCTTTAATCAGCGTTGGTGCATGGGTTAGGCTGACGGAACTTAAACTCCCTGCCTTCGCCAATACGTCAACCGTTACCTGCTATTTTACAAACATATTCTGCAATAAATAATCTTTTTGCAACTTGTATTTGTCAAGAATATCCTTCTCTAATTCTAATTTTTCCTCGAGAGCAATCATAAGATTGTTTACCTTTTGAGTTTCTTCTGAATCAAATTTTACAGGCATTCTGATAATAAATTCCATCAAATCCTTTGCGTATAAATTTTTTATTGCCATTCCCACCTGTAAGCTCAAAATTCTTGTTTTAGGGGCAATTCCATTCAATTGATAACACACATACATAGGGTCTATTTCTATTTTCTGGCGAAGAATGTGCAGTCCTTCCCCAGCAACAGAATCTTCATCTGAACAAAACATATATGCTATATTTTGCAATTTCCCTTTTGGAAGGTTAGCCGTTGGGATTAAAATGTCTCCAACCTGTAATGATGTGCCTTCATCGGTGTATCGCTTTGGTTTTCTTATAAATGTTGTGTACTGTTGTTTTAAGCAATCACTATAAGTAATACATCCGTATTTATCGCCTTTTAAATCATCTATGTTGCCATTTCCTACTGGTTTCAGAAATTCAAAGGCATCTTTTAATTTCAATTCAATTGTCATAATTAAATAATGTTTGTTGATAGTTTTGTTTTGTTTGCTTGATGCCTTTTGTCTTTTGATAAGGCTTCTTTTTCAACCCTAATTCGCATAGATATTCGTTTATTTCTATATCCATCTTATCCCTATTTTTATATAAGTCATCTAATCCAGACATAACGGAATCTATGTCTATTTCTTCCGGCTCTTCGTAAGTATCAATATATCGGGGAATGTTTAGGTTGTAGTTATTTTCGGCTATTTCTTCAAGTGATACTAAACGGCTATATTTCTTTTCATTATTCCTGTTAAAATAGGTGTCTCTAATTTTATCTATATTGGATTTCGTTAGATTATTTTTTGCTTTTATCTTTTCGAACTCTCCGCTGGCATTTATAAAAATAATTCCGTCTTGCTGGGTTCTATTTTTTCGAAAAACAAGAATGCAGGTCGCAATGCTTGTTCCAAAAAATAAGTTTTCAGGAAGCCCTATTACGGCATCCAAAACGTTCATTTTTTCAATCAAATATCTTCGTATATCCCCCTCTGAAGAACTACGAAAAAGAACACCGTGAGGAAAAACAACCGCCATAATTCCATTGCTTTCTAAATGCCAAATCATATCTTGAAGAAAAGCAAAATCTGCTTTTGATTTTGGGGCAAGTTTTCCGTACGCTGAAAATCTTACATCATTTAGAAATTCCGCATCTGCACTCCAAGGAATAGAGTAAGGTGGATTTGATATTATTGTTCGCATTTATTTATATCTGAAAATTGATTAGATTTTGATAAAATATATTTTGATTTAACTTCATTTGTCAAAACATCCCCGTGATATACTTCTCCAACAATTCCACGAATGGAAAGATTTAGAAGCAATATTGGAATTGAACGACTTGATAATTCCCAACATTCAATCGGGTGTTCTTCTGTTTTAAATTCTTCTCCTAATTTTTCACGGCGATAATTCCAGTTCGCAATAATCAAAGAACCATTACCTGCTGTTGGTTCATAAATTTTTCCTTTCTCAAATCCTGTAAGCTCAGATAATAGAACAGACACACAATTGGGCGTAAAATCTTGTTTATTTTGCTTCCTTTGGGCGATTTCTTCTTCATACATATTTTGAAACCAATCGTAAGACAAATCCCAGTCGTGCATATCCAACATCTTAAAAAAGATTTTTTCTTTTTTTTCTGAAAACAAGATTTTTTCAATTGCTGATGGAAGTTCTTGTAAATCCTCTACTTTTAATAGATCTTTCATAATCAATTAGATAATAATAAAAACAGCAGGTAACACTGCATTGGCAAAATACCAGCTCCAACGCTCGAAGCCAACACACATAGCTGTTACTTCGCCAATACTTTTTCCGTTAGCCGTCATTTTTCACAAAGTGCGTGAACTTCTGACGATACATCCTGAATGTTTATTTTTGAGACAAAATCCACAGAATAAGTAGTATCTTTCCCAGTATGAAAAATGATATTTTTTTTCTGCCTTAAATCGAATTGAAGACATCCAAGTTTCTTATCAAAATGAATATCCCCGTTATCAATCGGACTTAAATTAAAAAAGTTGTGTTTATCAAACGCTTGAATTACAAAGCGAACGTTATTAACTGTTATTGTTTTCATATATTTGTATTAATATACTTCTGATGCTTAATTGCACACTTTCGGAGGTCTTATCTTGGAAAATCTGCATCTTTTGGTGTGGATTTTCTGCTTAAAAAACGAACGGCTAACACCGTATTGCCAATAGTGGCATTGAATGTTTCTTTAGGATAGTTTTTCATAATATTAAGTTTTTTTTGTTATTTTAAATTTAGTTATCAGTTGTGCCACCATCGGCAATACTTTCCGTTAGCAGAAATGGCTACCAGTCCGTAACCTTTTCGCCTTTCGCAGTAAATCGCATTGGTTCTCCGGTTATTTTTAAAACAGGATCCCATTCACTTATAAAATCACTCAAAGGTTTAAAAAATGGCTCTGTTTCTGTTAAATAGTAATTAAAACTGCTGTTCATTAATGTTACGTAAGGGTCGAGTGTTTCTCCTTTTCTTTTCTTCGATTTATAGGTAAAAAAGTACGTACCCATAGCCATAACAAATTCTCCTAATTGCTTTTGTTCAGATAAAATTTGCCGAGCCATTTTTTCTACTATCTCACACGCTAATTTATGAGCGTAGGCGTAGTGGTTTTCCATAGCCGCCACTTCTGCTAACACACAGTTTTGTGCTATGGCGGCTGAATTACTACTATTTGACATTTGAATATTTTAAAGGTTATCAATATTATTGAGCTTTAGTGCTGATAATCGCCACAGCACAAAGCTGTCGGGACGTTATGGAAAATTTTAAAAACCTTTTCCCACCGCACCTGAAAACAACTATTGTGCATCTAAATTGTAATTGTTTTTAATTGTGCCTTTGGGGACTTCGATAATGTATGTTTTATAAAAAGCATCAAAGTCAATAGCAAAATTGTTTATAAACGCATCAGATGGATAATTTTCGGTAACATTTACTTTTGGTTTGCTATCTGAATATTTTATTTGCACCAAATTGTAATCAAGTTGCATCATTCTATAAAGTCCGTTTTCTTCATAATAAAAAACATACTTCATTTTACCTCCAATTTGTCCACAACCCAAAAAGAAATTACCACTAACACTATTGTTGTCTTGTAGCGTTTCGATATTAAATGAATAGTGTTTATCGTAAATATCCATCGGAAGCATTATAGCCACAATTAAAGCCAATGCACCACCAAGTAAAATACCAATAAACGATGAAACAATATAGTCAATGAAATCGTTAAGCCATCCGTTGTAAGTTTTATAAATGGCTATTGCTATTCCGATAACCATTCCAATTAAAATTAGTATCATATTTTTTGTTTTTTAATTAATGCCCACCCTAAAAGGTTTTTAAAACTATCCCATAACACGGGTTTGGCAAAATGCCGCAGGACAGTTAGTGCTAAAATTTAAGTTTCGAGTAGCGGCACTTCGCCAAGCCCGAAACCGTTACCTGCCTTTAAATGACAGTTAACCGCCATAACCAAGGCTTGTAATATTCAACATATTTTTTATTCACGCCATCTTTAGCCCAATGACGAAAAGAAGTGCCATAAACAGAAGTCCATCCATTTGATGTATAACCTTGCCTTTTGAGTTCACGAACATCTTTAGCAACGATTTTTTGGCACTTCTTTTTTTCTTTTTTGTATCTTCTTTTTGCCTGTACAAAAGTTTCCATAATTCTAATTTTAACGGCAGGTAACATTAATCTTCAATCACTTTTTTGAGTTTCAGCAGCTCATTCATTATCCGGTCGATTTCGGCCTTGCTTGCAAAGTCTTTTTCCAGGGTTCGCCATTCCGTGAAGTCCTTGGTTTTGCATTTTATTTTCAGCCGGAAGTAATCCCGGCGCAAAATAATAAATCCTGCATTCAGTACTTTAATTTGGTCTTGTGCTGTCATGGTCGTTAAAATATTTATTGATTTCGCGTTCCTGGTCCTGGAGTTCTTTGTAAGATTTGCGCATGCTGTAAGCAAGGTAAATGAAGAGTACGAGCATTGGCGCAAATACAATGATCATTAACATGATGATGATGCTCTCTGTTTCGTTCTGCATGGCTTTTATTTTTTGGCCGTTTTGTTTTGAGGGGGGTATTATCTTCATCGGGAAAATAAACATACTCTTTGCCGTTAAAAATGCAACTTCCGTAATGTCGTGCTACTGATAATTGCGTATGTGATACGTTGTGGATTTCATCGGGAGCGTTCATCGTATTAAATTTTAGTGGTTAGTGAAAGCGTGTTATTTTCCATAATTAATTAATTTTTAATTGACTGTTTGGGGTAGCGTGTATTTGGGAGTTATCTACAATATTATTTTTTCTTCCAACGCTCGTGAACCCAAATAGCTAATTTCAACCATCGTGGAATTTCTTTATTTGGTTGCGTTGATGATTTTATACTGTCTGCCGTGTTACCTGTAATCTTAGCAATATCGGAGTTGGTTAATCCCAACTCCTTTTTCATTGCCTTAAATCTTTCGTGCCAGTTATTCATATCTATTTTCATAAATGATTTCACAATTAGTCATATTCTCCAAATCAACAATAGTAACCGAAACATTGCCTTTTGTAGAAAAATCAATAAAATCGTTATTGATGAACGAATCAAAGACTTCATCTTTTAATTGCTGAATGCTTTTAGGGGTAATTTCCATTTTTTCAAATTTTTCAATTAACCATTCAATACCTTTCACGCCATAGTTTCTAATTTCAAATGTTTTCATAATGTTTATATTTTTAATTACTTTTTGGTCTTACAGCTTCCGGAAGTGGAAATCTTATATGTGATTCCAAGTCTTTCGTTTTTTAATTGCTGTTATATTAGAATCAGTTATTCCAAACATTTCAGCCAATTCCTTGTTCGAAAATTGTTTAGAATTTCTAATAAATAATACGTTTGCCTCCGTAATCTTTGAATTATTATGTTTACTTCCCACGTTAGGTTTGTTTAATCCATTATCGTAGGCGTGCTTAGCGTTTCTACTTAAAGAAGCCCATTCAAGATTATCTAAATTATTATTTTGCTTGTTGCCATCAATGTGATTGACCGTAGGTAGGTTATCACAGTTTGGAACAAAGTGAGACAAAACCAGCCTATGGACAGAAAAAGTTCTCATTTTTCCTTCTTTGTGCAAATGGACTTTCAAATATCCATTTGTCGTTGTGATTTGCTTAATTATTTTTTCTGGTAACGTTCGCATACTTCCACGCCAATGACTTATGGATCGGGATAATCTTCTAACCTTAGCATAATTTGAAATCTGATAAATCCCCTCAAAATCTTTAATATCTTTCCAGACTTCAAATTCTAATAGGTCGGGGTTATTAAATACTCTCATGATTTCTATTTTGTAATGTTCACTACAAAGATATACAAAAAGTTCTATTATCGAACTTTTTGTATGATAACTTTTGTTTTTTTAATTCTATTATAGAACTTTTTATTTTAAAATTTGTACTTCAAATATTAAACTTTAACCCTAATTATCAATGACTTTAGAACAAATTTTAGCATTACTGATGGCGAAATTCTCAGGCGTGCGAAAAGACGGACTGGCGCAGTTGGCAAAATCAATTAAGCTGAATGCTACAACCGAGGAAGAAGCACAGGCACTTGTCGATAGATATACATCTGAGCAAGTAACTGAATTTGTTAACGATTACCGCAAAGACGTGGACAAGGAAATCAGCAACGGCGTAAAGACCGCTGAAACCAATTTCAAAAAGAAATACAACGTTGCAGATGATGGTGGTACAGATCATAATCCAAATCCGGGAACACCTGCACCTAGCAAAGTTACACCAGAAGATTTAGCGGCAATCGTAAGTCAAGCTGTTCAGGCAGCAGTAAAGCCATTTCAAGAAAAACTCTCTTCATTCGAGGCAGGCAATATCGAATCACAGCGTTTAGCCAGCTTAAACGGGAAACTCGCAGAGGCTCCCGAACTTTTTAAAAACCGCGTCTTACGCGATTATGGAAGGATGAAATTCGATACAGACGAGGATTTTAACGCTTTTGTAACTGATACTGAAAATGACCTAAAAAGTTATACCCAAGAGACCAGTAATCAGGCACTATCAGCATTCGGCCGCCCTGTTCAGGCATCAGCAGAAACGAGTAAAGATGTACCATCCGGGGTAGAAGCATACCTAAAGGAAACGGCATCCGCTACTCAATCCGAGTTAGGAGGAAAAGAGTTCTAAACTAATTATTAACCAAAATCTAAAACAAAATGTATATCGAAAGAAAGCAACCAGAAGGAACTCCCGCTGCTGCTATCCTGCATAACATTGCAGATATTCCTGGTGGTGTAACCATCAAGACTTCTGATCTGGTTCCCGGAGATCTTCCGGAAGCGACACCGGTTTACAAAGATTCAGCTTCAGGGCTTTACCTGGTTGTTGCCACAGGCAAACTTGTAGAAACGGCTGCAGCAGCAGCTACAACCTACGCCGTGGCTAAGGGGCATCAGCTGAAGGTTGGTCAAAAGCTTTATAAAGATGCAGCAAACACTGTTGACATCACTGCTATTGACAAAACTGATGCTGCCAAAGATGTCGTAACGGTTAGCGCGACATTAGGAGCTAAAGCTGTTGGAAGTCTGCTAACACAAGGCGCTCTGCCTAAGGCTGTCGCTATTACTGGATCTGCCGGAACCATCGAGACTGGAAAAAATCTTTTTCTGCCTGCAACCGTCATTGGCGTGGTAAGCAAGAATATTTTTCCGCAACCGGACAATAAGCCGGATGGCATCCAGTACGTGTAATTCATTAACTAATAACCATTTTATTTTTATAAAAAATGTCTGTAAATAAAACCTTAATGCAGGGACTGAATGAAGTCGGAATGGATGCGGTTGTAAGATCATACGATCTTAAACCCTACTACTTCCCTACTCTTTTCCCGCTTAAAGAAAATTTGACGCTTAACTGGAAATCCCTTGAAGCAATTGCCGGGCTAAAAGTTGCCGGTGATATTGTGTCACGTGGTGCTGCTATTTCCAGAAAAGGGCGTGAGCCGATTGGAAAAGTAGGTGGTCTGATTCCAAAAATCGCATTTGCGCGAGAAATGGATGAAAACGACTTGACGGAATATGAAACCGCCTTGGCGTTGGCCGGAGGTAATGCTAATCTTGCAGCAATTGTAAGGTTTTGGGGTGATGACCTTTCAGCTTGCTGGGAAGGTGTGTCTGCAAGAATTGAATGGATGGCGCTACGTCAGCTTTCAACTGGTAAAATTAAATTAACTCAGACGGACAATCAAAATATTGTAACTGAGTTTGATGTAGATTATCAGATCCCAACGGCACAAAAAACGGGTGTTGCTAAAAAATGGTCTGAGGCGGGTTCGGAGCCTATTACCGAACTGGAAACAAAAATCCAGGCAGCTAAGAAAGGTAAAAAAGCGATCTCTCCAAAATTTGCAACAATGAATCTTGCAACATTTGCAACATTTGCCAGAAATGAGCAGGTGATTAAAATGTCTGCATCGTTTGCACAGAATGCGCTAAACATCTCTCAAACACCTGATTTGGCAACTGTCAATGCTATGCTTGCCAGACAGCCATGGTTGAACGGGCTACAAATCAAAGTGATCGATCAGGATATCACGGTTGAAATTGACGGCGTTCGCTCCACTTCTAACCCATTCCTTGATGATGTTGTAAACCTTTCTGAATCTTCTGTTTTCGGAACTACTTACTGGAAAAAACCTATTGATGCGAATTTGCAGGCTTCAACTGCAATCAAATCAATGAATGGTCCTATCCTTATTAAGAAGTTCTCTACCGAAGAGCCTATTACTGAGGTTACCCAGGGGATTGCCAATGCTTTCCCAGCGTGGAATGGTGCTGACAGATCATTATTGTTAGATACAGAATCAACAACTGGATTCAGCAAATAATGACCTACCAAGAATATTTTTCCAAGTCATTAAAAAGATTTGACATTAATCAGGATGAGATAGACATCATCCTGATTAATCAGAGTCTTGATGCTTCGGCAGATGTTGATGTACTGAACGCAAAGAAAGCCATGTTCAATGAATTTTCAAATCTGTTGCCCATGGCCAATGTTTCAGAGGGAGGTTTATCTGTCTCATGGAATATTGAAGCTTTGAGATTATGGTACTCTTCATTGGCTAATGAACTGGGCGAAAAAGATATTCTTAATCAGGCGAATGATAATATAGAAGATGCCAGCTATTTGTTTTAAAAATGGATTTCCGACCATACTTTTTATACACTCTAAACACTGAAACAGCCGAGGGGCAGAATCTTGAGGGGGATTTCATCCCTTCGGTTAGTGTTTGGAATCTACACTCAAAATGTAGAGATCAGTTAAATGGAGCCGGGAGAACTGTAGCATTAGCAGACGGGCAAAACATAGTGTATGCTGGGATTATTTACATGGATGTAGCTTCGGGGATTGTGCCTGAAAAAACAGAGGTAATTGTAACAAAAACAGAGCTTTCGGATCCTGAAATTTTAAATAATCCAGATGCTGTAAAGGAATTGCGCGCAGGCGGACAAATAAGATTACAGGGAACGGTAAAAAGCTTTGAAGAAAGCAGATTAAACATAAGGTTATGGGTGTAAACAATAGACATTTTTCGCAAGATGTAGAGTCTATTCTCTGGAAAATTCTTAATGCATCATCTGAATTGAAAGCGATGATTTCAGGAGGGATTTATAAAGAAGCATTCAGACCTACAAACTCTAATAAAGAGGATATCTGTATCAATACAATCAGCCTGACTCAGGAGAATCCACAGATTGGCGTGCATAATATCAATTCCTATACAGCAGCTCTAAAACAAAAGCTTAACGGTATTGATGAATCGGTTCCCAATACGCCAAAATTAAAAGCTTTGGCAGAGAAGGTAAAGCAGGTTTTGGATCTGGCAGTTCTGCAGGAAGAATATAAAAATTATTCCTTCCGCATAACGGGACAGAGAACATTAAAAAACCTAGACTCAACCAATCCGGAATATTATCAGAATCTCATTGTAGAATTCATTATACCACAAGATAACTAATAATCATTTTAAATTAAAAACAATGGCAACATTATTTTCATACGGACTTTCAGAAATCCGATACAAAGGTGTTAAGGTAGGCATGACTTACAAAGACACTTGTAAAATGACGCAGGATGCCGCCGATGTGACGGAACATTTTGAGGAAGGAAAAACGGCACCGGCAATCAAAAACAAAGAAAAGAAAATCCCAAAGATTGAATTTTCTATTATGAACCCCGACGCTAAATTCTTAGCGGATCATATGGGCGGAACTTATGATTTAGCAACCAAAACATGGGGTTTTGACGGAACCGAAGTTGTGGAACCGGATGAATGGGATATAATTACCAAAAAAGGAATGGATTTCCATATTCCGAAAGGTGATGCAGATGTAACCGTCGATTTTGATATCTCCGACAAAGGATTGCTTTTGGTGAAATTCGCGGTGACACCACTGCAACCGGATGATCCAAGCGATAAACCAATCAGCGCGACTGAAAAAGCATAATCTAATAACCACGAAAATAAAAAAGTCCGCCCGCGCATGTGGACGGACTTTTTTCTTGAAAACATGGATCAGAAATTAAAAGAAGAGAAACGCAGAGAGCTGCTACGGCTTATGTCCAAGGGGTTTCATTTTGAAATTGTTGAAACTTTAAAAGTTCGGCAGCCGGGATTTTTAGGTTTTTTTAAGCCGAAAACAAAAGAAAAGAAAGTCCATACCTTTTACATCAAGGAGCCAACGCTCTACATGCTGGATCAAATTTCTTTGGAGTCTATTGAGCTGGACGAATCCGAATTTAACAATCTGGAAACGCAACAGGATCAAAAGAAATACAGCCGGAAACATTACCGCAGAATGGCTCGTGTGATTGCCATTTTGGTCTCGGGCATTGAAGCAGACGAATCCGAAATTTTGGAAAATCAAAAATTGCTTTTCAAATACCTGAAACCCTCTGACCTATACTCTATTGTTGAGCTTGCCGATGTTGTGAGCAACAACACGGATTTTATCAACTCTACCCGAAATGTAGCAGCCGCCAACGTGCTAAACGAAAGACAACCGACAGCGGATCTGGTAGAGGACACGCTACAGGATTAGAAAGCCCTTATGGCAACCGTGGGCAGCTATGCCAGTATTTCGGATGGACATGGGACTATTTATACAAGCAAATCCCCTTCAATACAGTACAAAAGATGTTGGCCGACATGCCGAATTATGATGATGAAGACCATGATGATGAAGAGCTGGATTTGAAAGAAATGACAGCCCAGGAAATGAACGAAAAACTAACCAAACTATTCTAATAACCAATTTGAAAAGATGGACGGAGGATCTATAAGATATGTAATCGAGGGCGACAATTCTTCTTTAAAAGGCACTCTGGAAGAGAGTAAAAAAGGGATGAAGGGGCTGAGTGATGTCGCAAAGGAAGCCGGCCAGACCATGGACGATGCATTTGGAGCAACAAAGGAAAACATTAAGATCCAGAAAGAGTACATTCTGGATTTAGAATCGCAATACAAAGAGCTTCAAAAAACCATAGATGGAATGGCTCCGGGAAGGGCTAAACTGTCAGTGATGGGAGATGCTGCAAATATTGCGGCTGAAATAGAAGCTGAAAAAAAGGCACTTGTTGAACTCGAAAGCTATGTGGGGTCGTCAACAGAAAAGCATAAATCCCTAAGGCAGGAGCTGTACAACGTTAAGAGCGAAATGTCAGCATTAGCAGCAGCCGGGCAGGAGGAAACGGAACAGTACGCTGAGTTGTCGCAAAAAGCAAACGACTACCAAAACGCTATTGAAAAAGTAAACGCCACCATGAAGGCTATGAATGGTAGCGCGGCACTTAATGCCATGGTGGAGACACTGGGTTTAGCATCTGCCGGTATGTCTATTTTTCAAGGTATGTCCGCAATGGCCGCCGGAAGTAACGAGCGATTGGATGAGATTATGGTTAAGCTGCAATCTACAATGTCAGTTGCGATTGGTGTACAGCAATTGCAAAACTCACTACAAAAGCAGTCCGGTGTTATACAATCTGTCATGGCATTGCAGGCACTTGCAAGATCAAAAGCAGAAGATATGGCCGCTGCTTCTACAGGTAGAGCTACCATTGCACAGAGATTATTCAACGTCGTCGCAAAAGCTAATCCATATGTATTGTTGGCTGGGGCAATCATCTCTGTAGTGGGTGCATTGGTTTTATTTTCCGGCAAAGTTAACAAGGCGAAAAAAGATCAGGAAGACATTAACAAAGCTGTCGCTGATGGTGCATCTGAACAGATCGTTCAATATAAACTGTTGCAAACACAGTGGAATGCCTTAGGTGATGATTTACAAAAGAAAAAAAAGTTTGTTGAAGAAAATAAAGATAAATTTCATGAATTAGGAGTTGAAGTTAATGGCGTTTCTGATGCCGAAAACATCTTGGTAAAAAATACATCCGCCGTTACAGATGCTATAATGCTTCGAGCAAAAGCTGCAGCAGAAGCACAGTTGGCGCAGGAAGAATGGAAGAAAGTAATCCAAAACCAAGACCAGGTAAATTCTAATGAAAAAAAATATAAGGAACAAGGATGGCAGGGTAAAATTAATAAGGCTGTAAATGATTTTGGAAGCGATGTACTAGGAATCGGAGGTATGTCAAAAGGACAGTTAGATGAACATAGAAATAACTTTGATAAGTTTATCAATGACTCTGTAAAACACACACAAGAAGCCGCTGAAAAAATAAGTAACGCAGGAATTAAAGCCTACACAGGGTTTGAAAAAAAAGAAAAAAACCCAGCAAAATCTAAAACCACAGCAAAACAAAAAGCTGATGAGTTTCTACCGCCCGGATCGGTTGCGGAAATTCAGAAAAGACTTTCCGAAATAGACAAGGCACTTTCTAAAGCAACGGGTGAAAAGCAAATAAGTGATCTTAAGACGAAACGCATTGCAATTGCTAAGGAACTGGCGGAGGCTGAAAAGAAAATTCAAATAAAATCCCTGCAGGAACAGTTTGATGATTCTAACAAACTGTGGGAGCAATACTACTCTGCTATTGCTTCACTAGGAGAGGAAAAAGCCAAAGAGATTTATGGATCCCTTTTAGGTAACGACGCATCGCAATTTGATAAACTTCAAAAGATGCAGCAGGATCTTCTGTCTAAATCCGCTAATGGAACATTGACCGATGAAGAAAAGGATATTCTAAATGTTGTCAATGAGGGAATTGATCAAATGCTGGGGAAACAGTCTGCATTAGACCAGTTCAAGCAATCGCTATCCGATACGCTTTCCGGATTAAATAGTGACTTTGAAAAGCTGGAATATTTGCAGAAAATCAAAGCTGAAAACGATAATGGTACTTCCAAAAGCAACGGCACCTACGCCGCAATAGTTGAACAGGAACGTGCTACGCAAGAAGCGTTAAAACAAACTTATAATGCTATTCTCGAAGAACAAAAATCATACGAGGAAAAATCTGCTGAATTACAGAAAGAATATGCCGATGTTAAAAAGTCTGACGAATATAAAAATGGTACTGATGCGTACAGGAAGAAGGTAGATACACACTTCAAAACCGCTATAGGTACTTTGGATATGGGCATGATCCAAAATACAAAAGAATGGGAATATGCTTTCTCAGAATTGGAAGGTATGAGTAATACGTCCTTACAGCGTATTCTTGATAAATTACTCGAATTTCAACAAAAAAGCAAAGGTACTCTTTCACTCCAAGATGCGGCTAAACTTCAGGAGGCTATTGATAAGGTTAAAAACGCTGCAAATTCAAACCCTTTTCAGAAAGTAATAGCATCGTTTACCCAATACAGAGATGCCGTAAAAAACGCCAAAACATCACAGCAGCAATACGTATCGGCACAGGAAAAATATAATGATGCGGTGGCGGAATTTGGAGAAGATTCTGACGAAGCAAAAGCAGCCTTAGATAAAATGAACGCTGCCGGTGATAAAGCTATTGAAGCCGACAAGAAACAACTGGACTCAAAGAAAAAGCTAATCGCCGGAATTGATGAAGCACAAGGAATATTCAATGCGGCCGGGCAAGGCATTATGCAAATTGGAGATGCATTCGGTGGTTTTGATGATGCTACAAATGACGCTATTGGTGACATTATGGCGATTGGTAACGCTGCTATGGATTTAGGAAAATCTATTGCCAGCGGTGATGTGGCCGGAATGATTAAAGCTGGCGTTCAGTTAATAGGTTCTGTTTTCTCTGCCCTTTCAGGAGACAAAAAGAGAGAACGGAATATTAAGAAATGGGCTGCAGCTGTAAACGAGCTGAAAAATAAATATACCGAACTTGCATACGCCGTAGAAAAAGCCCTCGGAACGGAAAAGTACGATAATCAAAATTCAATGATTAAGAATCTGAAGGAGCAGCAGTCAACCCTTCAGAAAATGTACAATGAAGAATCCAAAAAGAAAAAGAAAGATCAGGGAAAACTTGATGATTATAAAAATCAAATAGCAGATATTAATCGTCAGATTCAGGACATCACTGATGACATGGTCTCCAATATTTTACAAACGGATGTTAAATCGCTGGCAGATTCATTAGGTGATGCTCTTTTGGCAGCATGGCAAAAGGGAGCTTCAGGGGCGGATGCTTATAAAGACGTTGCAAAAAAAGCCATGCAGGATGCTGTTTTGAACGCCTTGAAAATGTCCATTCTTGAACCTCAGTTAAAAGCTTTCACAAATCAAATGTTATCCGCAATGGGCTATACCGTCAATTCTGATGGTACGCTTTCCGGATCTTTTGACGGATTAACCTCACAGGAACAGCAGAACCTTCAAGACATGATGGGTAGTGTTTATTCTCAGTTTGAAAATGCAATGTCCGCCTATGGAGATTTGTTTGGTCAGGGTGAAACCGCTAACGATTCTTTGGAAGGTGCAATTAAAGGCGTGTCAGAGGAAACGGCATCTATCATTGCAGGACAGATGAATGCTATCAGGGTAAATCAGGGGCAAATGCTTGTCATTCAGCAGCAGTCTTTTGATGTGATAAGAAATCAGCTTTTGGAACTCACAAAAATTGAGTATAACACCCGGTATATCTATAACCTTTACCAGTCTTTTGACAGCCTTACCGCAGGGCTGAGAGCTAAAGGACTGGTTTAAAAAAAACATCATGAAAATAGGAAAAGAAATAGCACTTGAAGCCAAAAGAAAAGGAATCTGCAAGGAGTGGTACAATATGTTAATGAACGTTACGCAGCATTCGCAACTTGCAAATATTTACTTCCGTGGTGATGACTGGGCAATGGAGCATGATTTTCCTTCCGTTAAACTTTTGAAAAAATACGCGGGTGTAGCGGATTACGGACTTATTACAGACGCATCTGGAAAATATGTAAACAAACACAGGCTTGCGTTTTTCGGTAATTCTGATGTGGAGCTGGAATACAACGGATACGGTGTGGGAAATATTATTGTCCGGCACAATTCACAAGCTAAAATAAGGGTTAAGGATGGAGCGGTTTTATTTGTAAACTTACTTGATAATGCAACAGTGCAGATAGAATGCACAGAAGATGCAAAGTTTATAGTTTACTGCTACGGAAAATTAGAAAATGTAACCGCATCCGGAAACGGGAAAATAGTAAGAAAATCATGGGCGAAGTAATATACAGTTTAAACGGCAAATATTTTAAGGATTATGGGATTTACATCTCGTCATCTGATGGTTTCGGTGAATTGAAGCCTAAAAAGCGCACAACATACGACTGGGCAGAACGTCATGGAACGGCTATGGATTTTAACGAAAAGCCTAAATACGAAGCAAGGGAGATAATGCTTGATGGTTGGGTGAAGGGTTCTGGATGGGCAGACTTACTTGCGAAGTTTAATGGTATTATGTCTGAATTTCGGAAAGCAGGAAAGCAAAGGTTAATCATTGAAGTTTTCGGAAATGCTTATGTCTATGATGTCGTTTGTGAAGATGATATTTCCCTAAAAAAGACATTCAAAGATGGAGAAATGGTAGGCACTTTCACTTTAAAGATGACAGAATATTCGCCGATTAAAAAAACATTCCGTTTTGTTGGTACGTCTTTAAATTTAGCGTTTACTTCGCCTGACTGGATGGAAATCAATATTGACGGTGTTGTAGAATTTCAGAAAGGCACGGTAAGTATAACTAAATCACTGAGTGCAGGGAAGCATTATATCACTGTTGCCGGGGATATAGATTCTATTACTAACTTAACCACAAACGCCACAGAATTATGACAGAATTAATAGTACATCAGGCTGGTGGTGATTTGGACTTGAATAGACCGATTCCGCTTACTTACGTAACAAAGGCTGAATTTAATCAGCAGCTATTATCTTCGGACAGAATTACTGTCTCCGTTCAATGTACAGAACCTATAACCTTCAATATAGGGGATTACATAATCTTTGAAGGAAGAAAATATACACTTAACCTCAATCCGGCAGTTCAGAAGAAAGCTGACAACTCGTACAGTTATGATTTGCAGTTTGAAGGTGTTCAGTACGAACTCATCAGGAAAGTGCTATTCAATCAGGATGCAGGCGGCTTTTTCAATACTTCCGATTTTCCTTTGACTGGTGAGATAGACGAATTTCTGAATTTGATAATTGTTAACGCAAACAGAGATTCTGACTTCACATGGTCTTTAGGAACTTATCCCACAGACACCGAAGCAAAAACGATTACATTTTCAAATACCAACTGTTTAGCAGCACTTCAAACGGTATGTTCGGAGGAGAATTTTTCAGTCGAGTTTGAACTCTTGCAGGATTTGACAGCTAAAACTATCGTGCTGAATATAAAGTCTCTTGGGCAGGTTTTACCCTTTAATTTTCAGTATGGATTCAGGAACGGCCTGTATTCACTTTCACGGACGAACGTCAATGATTCAGGAATTATAACACGGCTTTATGCTTATGGTTCTTCTGAAAATATACCTACCTCATATAGGGATTTTTCATCACGCCTGAGAATGCCGTCCGATTATGGGGATTACGTTCAGGATAGCGGTAAAACAGCTATGTACGGGCTTATCGAAGGTGTTATGAATTTTGACGATATTAAACCCTCATTCACGGGAATTGTTTCTGCGGTTGGATCACTTGCAAACGGATTGCAGGAGATTACTGTAAGTAATATGGATTTTGACCTAAATGAGAAAAAAGCGGATGGTTCGACAAAATATCTTATTGCTGACACACCGGCAAAAATAAGCGTTAAAAAGGGCAATTTGGCAGGTTATGAGTTTGAACTTAATGCCTATGACCACGCAACAAAAACATTTAAATTAAAGCAGTTTGCGGACACCAGAGGTCAGAAATTTCCAGATGCTAATACAGTATTTACTTTTGCGGTGGGAGATGAATTTACACTTCTGGATATTATCATGCCTGATTCTTACATCACGGCTGCGGAAAATAAACTCAAAGACAAAGCGGTTGAGCAATATGCTAAATTATCACAAGCAAATGTAAAATATGCCTTAGATATAGATCCTATGTACTGGGTGGATTTGGGATATACCGAAAACACAAAGATTTTAGGAATTGGTGATTTTGTTACTATTGTTGATACTAAACTTGGAATAAACAAACAAAGCAGGATTACAAGCCTCACAAGGGATTTGCTTAATCCATTCAAATATTCGTGTGATATTTCAGACACCTACGAAGTTGGAATTGTGGCTTCTACTTTGGAGACTATAAAAACAATTCAAACAACCGTCAAGGCGCAAACGAAAGTCAATGCGGAAATGATGTTGAACGGATACCGCAGAATGCTTGAATTACAAGGGTTGGTATTCGACACTGACGGCTATTTCGATATGGGCAATATCCGACCGCTGAGTATTGAAACGTCAATGCTGACGGTTGGAGCTAAATCTCAGACATTAACACTGAAAGATGTTATTTTCACGCCGAATGCGAGCGGAAACGTTAATAATATCAATATTTCAGCAGGTAGCCTTATTCATTTTACAATTGATTCGGCAGGAATTAAAACATGGACTTTATCCGCTGCTAACATTACGGGGTTAAGTTCTTCCAATTCATACTATATCTATGCGAAGGTAGCGCGGTCAGGAGCGACAGGAACGTACGAAGTTACCACGACACAGTATAAATTCGACCAGGTTTCTAACTACTACTACTTTCTGCTGGGTGTGCTTTTCAAGCCCGCAAATAACGTTCGGCTGATACAGCTGACTTATGGAAGCTCTTATATTAACGGACGTGTGATTACAACGGGGCGGATAACCTCTATTGACGGACAGACATGGTTTGATTTGGACACTGGTGAGTTTCACGGAAAATTTACTTTCTCTAACGGCACAGATGTACAGACAGTAGTAACAGGAGCGCAAAATACGGCAGATTCAGCCGCCACAGCAGCTGCAAACGCCCAAACCGCAGCCAACAACGCCAATACTGCGGTATCAAACCTGAACACTTATGTTGATGGAGCGTTTGCGGACGGTATTATCTCCGAAGCCGAAGCGATCGCCATAGAGAAATACATCAATGCCGTTACTACGGAATACAACGCGTTTGACAACCAGTACAATATTTTGTACAACAACAGCTATTTGGCAGGAACGCCGAAAACGAACCTTGCAAGCGCTAAAACGGCATATAATACAGCCAAAAACAATCTACTTTTAAGCATCAACACCGCTATTGCTGACGGTAAGACCACAACTGCCGAGAAATCGGATGTCGATTCTAAATACAGCAGTTACAAGACTGCATTGGGAACACTACAAACAAGAATAGAGGAAGCCAACACCTCTATACAAAGTTACCTTAACAATGCGGCTGCCACAGCTCAAACGACGGCTAATAGTGCTATATCACAATTGACAGACATATCCAGCGACAGCAAGTTAACGCCATCTGAGAAGCAAACCACCCAGAACGAGTGGAACAGGATTAAAACGGAGTATGCCCAGAATTACAGCGTAGCTACGAATTTGGGCGTTAGTACAACGGCGTACACGTCCGCATATAACACGCTGAACACTTATATCACGCCTTTGTTATCTAATTTAGCCACTACATCTGATATTGTCGGGGCAACATTCAGGACTAATTTCCAGAATTACTACACGCAGAATGTCGCCATTCTTACCGCTATTGAAAATGCGAAAATTGACAACGTTCAGGTGGGGGGTAGGAATTTAGTAAGAAATGGTGCGGCAAAAAACGGTGTTAGTTTGTGGTCTGTCGGGGGAAATAATATTATAAGTGGAAGTCTTTTGGTTTATAGTCATAATTTTTATAAAAACGGTTCTGAACCAATGTTTCTAATAAAAACGACATCAACATCGGAATTTTACATTAATTCAACGAGGTTCAATGTTAAACCTAACACTACCTATACGATTGCCTTTTACGCGTTTATGAACAATAATTGCAAAAATTATGACCTCTATTTTATGTCGCGCGCATCGGGAAGCACGAATCTTCATGACACTATTAATCAACTAGTCAACAATAAGAAGCTTTCTACGAGTAAGGCGGATTACAAAATGTTCACCTTCACCACTGGTGCTAATGATGCATCAGCATATATTCGATTTGACAATAATGGTAGCAATACAGAGGGGAGTGAATCGTGGCTTTTAATCTCTGGAATTATGGTGGTCGAGGGGACTAAAGCCTTGTCAGACTGGACGCCAGCTCCGGAAGATGTGGATGCTGCAATAGCCACGAACGCAGCAGCAGCGGCAAATGCACTCGCGCAGGCACAGAACGCACAGAACACAGCTTCCGGAGCGGCAGCCATTACAAACGGCCTTTTCACAACGATAAACGGCAATATAGTAGCTACGGGGACGATGCTGGTGGGTTCGGCAACAAGTATGAACGGCGGAATGACGGGGGTAATAGACAACTCGCAGGATTCCGTATCCTTATGGTTCGGGACTACATATGCCAACCGATACACAGCACCCTTCCGAGTTACTCAGGCTGGTTATGCTTATATGTCGGGAATGATGATCGAGAGTAAGAAGCCCGGTTCAAATGCCGGAATTACTATGAAGGATGGCCTTATAACAATAACAAGGTCTGACAGCAGTACGGCTTTTAAAATCGGCGTAGTTGATGATAAGGAGACTTTTAATATTTATAACAGCTCGGGAGTATTGGTGGCGGCGATTGACGACAGAGGTATCACTTTTACGGGCTACATTCCTGAAAGTTATGATGAGTGGAAACTGAGAAAATTAACTGGATCTACGGACGCTGCTCGCCAAACCGAATATTTGTCTAACATTGCGAAATCGCTGGTTTCAGGTAATGATTATGATTTCTTCCTTGTCTCAAATGCTACTGGTTACGAATATCAGGCAGGCCGAAACTTTGAAAGTTCAGCTAATGCAGAATATCAGGGGAAAATATTTTCAGCGCAAAATAAGCTCGGAAGCTTCATCGCAGATGGATTTTATGCTCTTTATTTCAAAACGACAATAACCGTTAATACAGCAACTCAATTGATAACGCTATATGGCACGATTTGGCAAATAGTCTCAGGAATAATCGTTGATTCTAAGGCCGTAACAATGACCAAAAGAGCTGATTTATTTATAACAAATTAATATAATACAATGGAAAATCTAACAATTTTAAGTACGAACGTAAGCAAAAGTGCAAAGGAAGTTATCAATGGCAACACCGTGAACTACTCATGGAGCTATGAGGAAGGAAAAGAACCGTCCGCTATCAATTTCAACGTCATACGTGGTGTTGAAGGGGATGAAGAGTATAATGGGAATACGGTAGTTTTTGGGCAGTATTACCCTGATAGCGGTAAGTTCGATGTACAAAACAACGACTTCAAAAAAGATGATTTAACGCTTTACGATGCTATCTACGACAGATGTGTGGAGCTGAGTATTAATTAATAATATTTTTTTTAATGGAAAAATTTTTAGTGATCCTGTGGATCTTGTTTGGACTTTATATTTTGGTACTGTTGATGATAGTAGCAGACTTGTGGTCAGGCATTAGGAAGGCAAAGCATAACGGAATAGTCCGCAGCAGTTATGGTTTTAAAAGAACGGTGGAAAAAATCGCTCGCTACTACAATGCCCTGTTTGCGCTAACAATTATAGACGGAATGCAGCTCTCGGCGATCTGGTATCTGGAGACATTTTACGAATATCATATTCCTTTTTTTCCGTTCGTCACGCTCGTTGGTGCGATAGGACTTGCCGTCATAGAACTAAAATCTATATACGAAAAAGCGGAGGACAAACAAAGATTCCACGAAGCAGGGGCTTTGTTCACTACGATAGCGAAAAACCGCACAGACATCGAGGAAATTGCAAAATCCGTACAAAAATATTTAAACGAAAATGAGAAAAATAATACCAATTCTGCTGATCCTGCTGAGTAGCTGTGCAGGTCGCAAGAGTACAACAGAACTGCACAAGTCCGAAAGTACCGAAAAAACGGAAGTAAAATCGGAAACCAAATCCGATACAAGCTCAGAAAAGCAATCTGAGAAAAATGAGACCTCATCTCACAAGCTAAATTCTGATATTCTGAATTTTTCGGTAAAATCTCCGGACGGACTTCCGGTATTTTTCAACTTCAGTAACGGACTGCAAAACTTCAAAGGCGAAACGAACGGAGAAATCAATTTCTCCAATGAAAAAAAGCAGGAAGAGAAAACATCATCAAAACACGAAAAAATAATAGAAAAGATTCATACTACCTATTATTCTCATACGACTTACAAAACTCAAACAAACTACAAAACCATTCAGAAAAATAAAACCTCTGAGAGCAAAAGACCTTCATTCGCTTGGTATGTGTTGGCTTTCTTTCTCGGAATGATATTTATTCCTGGATTAAAATTAATTTTCAAAAGATGACTTCAGAATTAATAAGTATTATCAAAAAACTTTCAGCTCAGTTTAATTTAGAAGCGGCCGCTCTCGCTGCTTTTATTGAAGTTGAAACCGGAGGACGTGGATTTGATTCCGGAACCGGAAAAATAATGATTCAATTTGAACCTTCGTGGTTTAAGAAAAAGGCGCCGTATGCGCCGAGCGGAAAATGGAGTGTAAACAAAGTGGATGTGCAGCGTAAAGAATGGGATGCCTTCAATGATGCATATACTAAAAATCCAAATGCCGCAATGGAAAGTACCAGCATCGGATTAGGTCAGATAATGGGATTTCATTACAAGCGTTTGGGATTTGCTTCAGTCGGTGCAATGTGGGACCACGCAAAAAAATCTCTTGAGAATCAAATTTGGCAGATTTGCAAATTCATTGAGACCGATGATAAATTGAAATATGCAATCAAAACAGGAGACTGGTTCACGGTTGCAAAGATTTATAACGGAGCCGGGTTTTTGGCACTTGCCCGGAAGTATGGAAGAGAACCGTATAATATCAGCCTTGCAAAAGCATACGGAAAATATAAAGCGATGTTTAACTAA